GTGACCCTGCCACCTTTCACCCCGCCGACGCTCGCTGAACTGCGCGAGTGGTATCGGCTGTACGGAGAAGCCGAGGATCTGAAGCGCCTCATTCTGGAAGTCCAGCACTCACGCGAACTGCTCGCGCATCTGCATTGGCTGCTGCAGAAGGCGACACGCGTCGCGGAGCGAGCTGAGTTCGGAAGGCTTATCGGCGGCGAGGATGCGCCCCTGCGCGCCGCTGACACGGCAGTCAGCGCGGAGATGCGCCGGATAGGGCCGATCGGAGGAAAGGGAAAGCCGGAACACTGGCGGCCAACGCCCAGGTCGGCCGCAGACATCGCGCCGTTCTCAATCGACCCGGACGACCCGGCAGACCGTGCGGCGCTCATCATTGCGCGCGGTCACCAGCGGCGGCGCTAACGCTATTTCGCGCCCGTCGGCTCCCGGCCACAGCGCGCCGACCACGCTAACCGCGCATGTCGCTCTTGACGCTAGGATCGGCCTGCATTTTCCCGCGGAAAAAACTCGCCACACCGAGCACTCCACCAATCGCGACCCATGCCTCGGGTGGGATGTTCGGCTGAGCAATGTTCGGCCACCAACCGCGTAGCACAGGGATGATGAAATACGCGCCGATCCACGCAAACCCGAAACAGAAACCGACGAACGGCCGCCATCCGTAGGTCGGCCAGTGATCCGCCTTTGCCTCGACCTGCATCGTCTGGTTGACCGTCGCGGTATTGGCCTGATCGGCGGCAAGTTCGGCCTTCTCGACGTCAGCTGCAATCTGCGCGAGTTGCGCCTGCTGATCGAGCACCGCCTTCTGAAACTGCAGCGAGAGCGCCGGGTCGGCCTGGATAGCGGCAAGCGCCGCATCCGGAGCCGACTGGCCGGTTACGACTTGCGCGATACCAACGACCTTGCCGGCAACATCGGCGGCCTTGGAGCCGCCGAGCCAGCCGGCGATCATCGGCGCGAACTGTGCGAGCGCCATTGCGATTGGAATAAGCGGCATTACGATGCTCCTTTCGTGAGGTTGTTGGCGATGCGGTTGGCCCAGCCCTTGCCAAAGCTCGACCATGTCGACAGTGAAGTGAAATAGCGCAGGCGCAGCGCATTCCAGCGCAGCATGAAGCGCAGCGGGTCGGTGGCCTGCACCGCCGCGATCGTCGCGGGCCCGATCAGCCCGTCGACCTTCGCGCCGGCGGCACCCTGCATCCAGATCACCGGATGGCCGCCGTTATAGTTCGCATCGAAGATCTGGAACGCGACGCGCGCGTCGAGCTCGTCGAGCCGCAGCGGATCCCAGTACAGCTTTTTCGCGATCACCTTCGCGGTGTCCCGCGGTAAATCGCGCATCGCGCCGGCGTAGCCATATGCTCGAGCAACGCGTAGCGTGACGCCCCACATGGTTTCGCCGCCCGGGTCGGCAGCGTTATTCGAATATCCGCCCTCGTTGCCGATCAGCGCATCGAAGGCGTCATCAAAGCTGGTCATTTGCTGAACCCCCTTGTTTGGAGAAATGCGTACGCCAGCGCAGCGAGCCCGAGCGAAGCCACACCGCCGAGCGTCCACTTACCGAGCGTCGCGAACTGCTTGTCGAGCCACTCAGTCAAGCCTTCCTTGAGTGCGTTCTTTACTTCGTCTTGCGTCAGGCCTTCTACTGGCATGGTGTGTCCCCGGTCACGGGCAAAAGCCCAATAAAAAACCGCCCGAAGGCGGCCAATAAAAAAGCCAGCTCGAAGGCTGGCTTTGCTTGAGGCTAGATTACGGCCTACGTCCCGGTCGCCGACGCGCCACTTGCCGCGCTGGCGGATGCCGCCGACTCCTTGTATCCCGCCGCGATCGAATCAGCGACTGACTGAACGACGAGATTTTGAATGTAGGCGTCGGGCGTCCTGCAGTCGGCCCCAAAATGCTCAATGCCCGGCGATGTGGCCGTAGGCTCGGCCGTTCCGTTTCCGAATCCAAAGCTGACGCTTGTTTGGCCGATGAATCGCAGCGCAGCGCCGTTGGAGAACGCCTGTATGAGAGCTTTTTGAAGTGCGGCCGAGGCTGAATCGAGCGCATCGCAGGTTTGAACCGGGACCACGGCGAATACGGCTTTTCCAGCGACAGCCGCCCATTGCGAAAACACTACCAGGTCGGCGGCGAACTGGCTCATCGCGGCTTGCTGCGCCGGATCACTCGAAGGCGTCACCATATCGTCGAGCTGAAAATTGACGACGACCCATTCGCTCGGGTCTTTTGTGAGAAGCGCCGGCGACGGTGCGACGCCGTTGTACTCGGTCGTGACGAGCTCGTGCAGCGTCGTGCCGTCCATCACTTGCGCAGTCACGTCGGCAGTCACGCCGCGCGACGCGAGCGCATCCTGAAGCGTTTGCACCGTTGCTTGGGCATCGGATGCGCCGGTATCAGGCGCGGACGCCGCCCTAGCCGCTGCAGCAAGCTGCACGTGCGCAGTCGCGCCTGAGGATGCCGAAACAAGCGGCTTGCCGTACATCGAGATCGTGAGCGGCTTGGCAGCCTGCAGCGGCGCACTTCCGCCGTCGCTCCCGCCTCCGCACGCCGCCAGACAACCCGAAAACAGCGCTGCCGCCACCATGGTTTTAATCATTGTTCCCCGCCCCGGATTGATTTGTTAATTGCCTTACAAAAGTTTACATGCAATTTGTAAACTCACGCAACGATTTCTGCGCCAGCAAAAACATATCTATTCGGATAGCTTGACGCGCTGCCGTCTGTCGGTGCGGCAGCAACGAGCGACGACTCGGCGAACTCGCGCGCGTCGACGCCAGCGCCCGGCAGTTCCGAGATATGGATCTGCTGGGTGTACATGGCGAACCTGCCGGCGTCTTTGGCCGCGCTGTCTAGATACGACGCGACTGTCGCATTGGTTAGGCCGGAAACGTAATCGAGCGCCACTTGTTGGACGACGTGATAGCCAGCAGATGCGCCGGTCGACGGCGTCACATAATTAATTCGGAACGGCATTTAATCCTCCTAGATATTGCTTAAGTCAACGGCCATGAATCGCCAATCCCATTGCGAGCCGAAGCACACGTCGTTACTTGGGTGAGAAGCGCCTCCGAACGAGTAATACTGGTACAGGAAGTTGACGGCGTTCCCGGCAGTCTGTAAGGCGCTGATGTTGTAATTTCCGGTGCTCCCGCTAGACATGCCGATCAATGACGTGCCAATTGCACCCACGCCGATTTTCGATACCGTCGGGTAATTCCATGAATATGAAACGGTGTCGACGTGCGGCAATTGGCCGAATCCCGGCCCCGCGCCGCGAACGTTGCCGGCCTGAACGTCGATTACTCGGGCCATGCGCTGCCTGGCGTCTGCGATCAAAGTGCCACTCTCATCGAACACCTGCAGGCCGTACCCGGCCCCGCTCGGCGCTGCGGCAGCAGACCGGTCGAATATGTAGACGGCTATCTGCGCGGCGGCACTTGCCCACAGAAGCACGTTCCATGTGTTGCCGCTCGGATTCGTGACTTTCAGGATCGTCGCGTACGCATTCGGGCTGTACAGCACGATCAGCGGCGATACGGCCGACACAGAGAACGAACAGACATTCCCTTGCGCCGTGTATTGAGTGCTCCCGTTTGACTTCATCATCGGGAACGTCCCGGCGGCGGCAGTCACGGCCAACGTCTGGCGAAGCACATAATTCGATGTGGCGCCGTCAATTTGCACGAGGCCGGAATCCGTGAACGCCTGAAAGCCTGCAGTCATTTAATAGGTCCCATAGAACAGCGTTCCCGATTGGTAAATGTCGTATTGCGAGCTATGCTTCGCTGCGTACGTCCAGGTTAAAGTGCTCCCGCTGATCGAGAATTGCGGGCAGATAACGCCGCCCGACAAGTAACCCTCGCCAATGCACACTTCCGGCTGGAACGAGACGAAGCCGCCTTGCGCAAACCGGGAATCAACGATGCTGCCGCCGGTCCCGTTGATGTACTGCGAACTGATAATCCGCATCACGCGGTACGACGCGTCGAGCACCAGATTACCCGACGCGTCCCAGATTTGAAGTCCTGCCGCCATCACCAGAGCCCCAATCGAACGCGCAGCGTGCCGTTGCCGTCGTACACCAGCAACGTTGAATCGCTCAGCGTGAGATAGCCACTCCCGCCGTTCGCCCCATTCATCGTCAGCGTTCCGTTCTTGTCGAGCTTCCACCGCGGCTGGCCATTGGCGCCGACGGCGGTCGATTGGATGATGTCGCCGATCATCGCGTTCTGGATCCAGCTCGTACCGATGAACGCCTGACTGATGAATACCTGCCCGCCCTGCACGACGAACGGTGAGCTCACTGCACTGCCGTTCGGGTCGAGGATAGCCACGCGACTCGCCGATAGCAGCACCGTCGACTCGACGACGCCGCTGCTATTGTCAACGCCCACGCCGATCCCGGCGATGTAGGTGTGCCCGTTGGACGTGATCTGCGTCTTGATCTGGTACGACGCGGCCACGCGGCCGTTCAAATCTGCGTACGAGCTCGCCACTGTCTGCACTGCCGCGGCATTGGCATTTGCCTGCGCCTGCACCGTCGTGATCTGCGATGCCTGAGCACTGTCCGCATCAACGCGCGCTTGCGTTTCAGTCTGAATCGTCGCGAGCAGCTTCGCACTTGTCGACGCGATTTGCGCTGTCGTCGTTTCAAGATCTCGCGAGAGAGCGAGATCGCCCTCGGCGCGTGCCGACTGCTCCGACCACACACCAGCGTAGACTTGAGTCGATCCGGCATAGTCGCCCGTGGCGCCGGCCATCGCCGGAATGACGACCTGCGCACTGACCTGGTCGAGCCGGGTTGAAAGCGCCGTGTCCCCTGCGGCGCGCGCCTGCTGCTCCGTGGTAATGGCGGCGGCGTTGTCCGCGACTGACTGCTGGATGCCGGGAATCGCCTGGATCGGTGCAAGCACGTCCTGCGCGAGCTGTCCCTGCGTAATCTGATTTGTCAGGTACGTCAGGATCTCGGTTGCGTCGCTGCTGCTCTGTCCGTTGACGCCAGCTCCGGTCGGGTACCACGGCCCGATATTCCCCGACGTGTCGACGAGACGCCCCCAGAAAAAGAACGAGCGGCCGGCAGCCAAACCCATCAGGCTCGCGCGAGCCTGTGGATAAGCGTAGTCGGATAGCTTCACGGCAGTGCTGCGATCGCTCGTCTGGCTGTACCAGATTTCGGTTCGCTGAGTGTCGCCGGCGGAACCGTCCGCAGGGAAAGCCCAGTCGAGCTGGATCGCAAAGACCTGCGTTGTGGTCGCAAGCGATACGAGTGACGGCGGCGGACTGGTCTTTCCGGTCAGCGCCGTGTCCACGCCATAGGCGGGGACCGACGTAACGCCCATCGCATTCACCGCACGCACTCGCGCGAGATATGTGCCCTGATAGATTCCCGCGACCTCGACCTGCAGGCCGCCCGTCGAGTTGACCGTAACCCACTCGCCGTTGTCCTTGCGCCACTCGGGCAGATACGAAACAGCCTTGTCGGCAGAATTCCATGCGATGACCATGACGGTCTTCGAAATGCCCTGATCGATCACCGAATACGTCGAAGTCGTCACGCCAGTCGGCGGCTGCTGCGCCGAAGGCGGAACTACCGTCACAGGCCGCACCTGGATTGCCGCTCCATTGTCGATCGCGGCATATTTGCCTGGTTCGTGCTGGGTCGCGTTGATGGTGTATGTGGTCTGGTCGTTGTCCGACGATTCTTGAATGCTCACCACCCGGAAAAGCTGCGTCGCAAGGTCTGCGCTCTCCAGCATCCATACCGCGTCCGTAACCGGGTCTTGGTCGTACGCCGACGAGACCGTCACCGTGTCGCCGTCGACCGACGAGACCGCGCGAGCCTGCGCGACACCGGTAGGCAAAATCGCGGTGAGTGTGTCTCCCGCCGAGACGACCGGAGCCTTATCGAGAGTGATCGCCCTTCCCGCCGCCGTCCGGATGCGGCCACCAATGCGGCGCCCTGCCTTCGCCGGGTCCGCAACGCCAATGATTTTCCCGGGCGCGCATAGCGTCGCGTCCAGCCCGACAGAGAATGAGACGGTGTTGGTCTCATAACGGCTCGTAAGCAGCATCCACCGCCCAAGCCGGTGCGCCTGCCCCTGTGACGTTGTACCGAACGCCGTGATCTGCGCCTTGACGACGCCGTATCGAGCGATGCCATCGTCATCAGGGACCGGCTCGACAGCCTGCTTGAACTGGTTCGCCGGGTCATTCCAGCTTACGAGCGCGGTCGTATATCGCGTCTTGCGCTCCGACCCGACGTATTTGAACTGGCCGTCGATGACGTTGGCAGCCGTGTAGACGTAGTCCGGATCTGCAGGTATGTCGGCAGCGGCCACGACAGAGCCCGGTCCCCAATAAGCGATGCCGCGAAACGCAGTGGCCAGATCCTGCAACACCTTGTACGCGTCGGCCTGCGTCTGGATTACACAGTTGCAGGTGAATCGGGGCTCCTGGCCACCCTTGCCGTCCGAGACCATCACATCGCAATACTGTGCGATCGCGTAAAGCCCCCACTTGTCCACCATCGACGCGTCGACGCGATTGCCGAGCCCGTAGCGCGCATTGAGCACCAGGTCGTAGAACACCCAGGCCGGGTTGTTGGACCATGCCGTCTTGAACGTGCCGTCCCACGCCCCCGAATACACCCGCGCCTCGGGATCGTAGTTCGTCGGCACCCGGATCATAAGACCCTTGATGTCATACGAGCGAGTCGGCACCGAACTGAACGACTGGGCGTCGAACGACAGCCCGACCAGCGCGCTCATCGGATAGCGGAGCTTGCGGTCGATTACTTCGGTGATCGCTTCAATGTTGATCGTATCGGCGATCAGCGAACTGTGAGCGTTCGGTGTGATGCGGCGCACGCGTACCAACCAGCTCGTCGTCGCGGCCGGCAACTCGATGCGTACGCTGCGTTCGTAAAGCGATGTCGTCTTGCCATCGAACGCGCCTGACGCCACTTGGGCATACGAGCCGCCATCAACCGCGAGATCGATCGCATACTCGATGCGGTATCCAGTGACATTCCCCGTCGACGCGTCGGACTTCTGCAACGCCGGCACACCGAACCGGATGCGCACCGCGGTGAGCTGCGTATTCTGGATCTGGTGGACCCACGGCGAATCCGACGTCAAAGGCGTGCTGACGGCAGTCTCATTCTCGACCGCCGGGAAACCCGACAGATACGTCTGATCCTGGGTGCCTGTCCGGGTATCGACGCTGTAGTTCGAGAAATTCGTCGAGCCGTCGCTATTCTGAATCGGCGTGCCGTCGAGAAACACGGATTGAAGCCCGTTCGCAAGACCGGCGATCGGCCCCTCGGAGATGACGTCGAGCACCTTGGCGTAGGCGATCGAGTGCAGGCTATCCGGCGACTCGCTGGGCGTGCCGCCCGAGCCCCCTCCCTTCGAACCTTGGATGCGCATATCTAGTTCTGGTCTTGGGCGAAGATGCCCGAGCTGATGACTTTGGAGCCGACCGTCATCCGGCCGTACACCAGTGGAACGGGCTCGCCCTGCGCCGCGCTATTCACGGGACCATTGAAGTAATAGGACGTCCCGTTGTTGGGACCAGCCCCGGCGAGCCCGCTGGTTTGCGGGCTGAGCATCTGCATGACGCCGCCGAGCATCATCGAAGCGCCGAGGCCGATCAGTGTCGAGCCGCCGAACTCGCTGGTGAAGACTCCGACGACGACAAGCGCGGCGCCAAGAATGGTTTGAAACAGGCCGCCGTTCTTGCTGCCGATGAGGATAGGTGCGATGCGGATTTCGTCGCTGCCGACCGGATGCTCGATCTCATCGTCGGCGACGTTGCGCCGGCCGTGAAAGACGGCAAACGTCAGGCCGTTGTCTTTGGCGTTCATCATAAATTTCTCGAAGCCCGGCACCGTCACGCACAGCGCGCGCACCGCCTCGCGCGTCGATGACACGGCCAGCCGGTGAATGCGGCCGAACCGCGTCCCCGCGACGCCATAGAGGCGTACGGTTCTGAGTGTGTCGCTCATATTTTTTTATCCCTTGTAGCGCAGCACCGTGCGCAGGCTGTGCACCCACATGCCGCCCCAAACGGTGCGGCCCGATAACCGGCCATACATATGATGCAGAAGCACGCCATCGCCGAGATAGATGCCTGCGTGATTCGGCACGCCGTTCTTGCTGCGGATCTGCATCAGCAGCACGTCGCCGCGCTGCAGCTCGGCTTCCTGTCCCATGTCGACGAAGCCGGCGGCCGCGAAATTGTCGAGATAGAGATTCGACTTGCCGTCGTCCCACCACCCGTCCGGTCGTTCGAAGTCGGGCAGCTCGACGCCACGCTCAAGCAGGTAGTAGCTTTTGATCAGGTCGTAGCAGTCATGCACGCCATGCACGAACTGCCGCCCGATCAGGGGTGCGACGTAGCCGGTCGGACCGAATTCGCACCAATCGTCTATGCCGATCAAGCCGTCTTCCTGCACGCCGAGCGACACAATCACCCACGCGCCAATGCCGGACCGCTCGCACATAGAACGGTCCGCGCCGCTGGGGCGCGCCGGCATGCCCGGATGCGAATGCACGAACGCGACGATTCGACCCAAATCCTCGGCACGGGCATAGTCGTGCCCTGATACCGTCAAATCCTCTTCCGGCTTCGTCGCCCGATTCGTGCAAGGCAGATATGTCTCGCCGTTGACAGCGTCGACGATGAACCCGACACACTCGCGCGGATACTCCGCGAGCGCGTGCGCCGCGATCGCGTTCTTGGTCGTCTCGTTCATCAGGAAAGGTTGTCGCTGAGGAAGCCGCCGAAACTGAGCGGCTGGTTGACACCGAACCGGCATTCGCACCCGCTGGTACGCTTGCTGCATCGATCGAGCGCAGGATCGGTCACAGGGTTGTCGTTCACATCGAAATACGCAGTACCGGTGTAGCCGCAGTTCGCATCCCGATACATCCACTGACACATCGGCGCGATCTGCCGCGCCGGCAGTTGCTGCCCACCGAAGTCGAGCGCAGAAGCCAGCATGAAATCGACCTGGACGTTGGTCTCGCTGCTCTTTTGCTCGATGTACCAAAGCTCGGGCGCCATTTCCTCGTTAGGGTCGGCCGTCGGATTGCCGCCCGCGAAGTTGACCGCGTCGAGGTACTTCGTGAGCGTGCGCCGGCGGCGCACCTTTGCGCCCACCATATCGGCGAGAAAGACACACAGCGCGGAAATGGTTCCGTTTAGGTTGGCGACCGAAAGCGTCGGCGAAGGCTGCTGCGCATCCGACGTGTGCTCGAAGCCAGTTGCCTGAATCGGCCACGGTTTGTATTCGTTGCCCTGCCAGAAGATCGACGTCGACTGAAGGTGGCCATGAAAGCGCAGCACGTCGCCGCCTATCGCTGTGCAGTCGACCTCGAATAGCTCAACTAACGCGCCAGGTTCGAGCTGCTGGATGTCTGCGTTGATTGCCATCTAGATTCCTACTGCGAGGTACTGCAGCGGCCGGACTCCGCCGCTTCCGGTGTAGTCGTTCACGTGGAAATTCGCGTTAGTGAGCGTGAAGCCCGTCATGGTGAGCAGGCAGTTCGTGTAGTTGCTCACGATGACGGGAATGCATACAAACTGCGCTGTCGTGAATGGCTTCGTGAATGCGACGGTTGCATCCCCGCCGCTATTGGTTGACGCCTGCCCCCAGTTAAAGATGAGGCCGCCCAGCCATGTCGGAAAGGCTATAAAACCTGTCGTTCCAAAGAGCGCCGCGAACCCCAGACGCAGTTTTTTTGGAGTGACAACAGCCGGATAATCTACAACTCCAGCGTTCACTTCCGCCTGCGTGGCGGTGCGGGTAAGACCCGCGGTTGTATCGGTCGCCGTCCCACTCAAATACGCAACACTTGCCTCTTGAGAGTAGAGAGAAGAATTGTTCCCACTCTCCAGCTTGATGCTGCCGAATCGAATACCAAAAGCGCCGGCAGCAGGATTGCCGGACGCAGCGTCAGCATATTTCCGAACGCACGCGTAAGCGGTACCGGAAGGTGTTGTAAACGTCGTATTGAGGGTTGTGAACCCTTGGCCGAACGGAAACGTGAGACGCGAATCGGAGAACCCGATGGGCGCCATCGCCGAATTGAAAAATTGCACGTCGACTTCGGCGGCCCCCGCTGTCATTCCGCCCGTATACACCTTGGCCGAAAGGGCCAATGGCGCGCCTGCGGTAATCGCAAAAGGAGTGGCGCTGTCCACGGTTGTCACCGAGACCGGGTTTGCGTTCGAGAATAGCGTCCCCTCTCCTGACCCGCCCACCAGCGCTGCGAAATTGCTGGTCTGCCAACCAGTATTTCCCAGCTCCCCAGACCCATTGAGCAACAGGTTCGGACTGTTGGCACCGTTTAGCTTTCCGGTGGCGGACAAGTTCCCCGCAATACCAGCGCCAAGGGTAAGCGTCCCGTCAATGGTCTCGTTCGCGCTTCCTCGCCCCCTAAACAGGACTCTCCACGGATTGACGCCGTCCGTGTCAAACGCCACGGACTCGCCCGGATGAAGCGACATGAACGCGGCTTGCGGAGCAGTAGGGTTACCTGCGCCGGGAGAAATCCCCGTAGAGACCGTGCCGACGTTACGCAGCACGATATAGCCGTCCACTCCGGCCGCACTCGCGGGCGGTAGCCCCACGTTATTGGAGTTATAGATGTTGACACGCTTGCCGACGCAGTCCGCAGGCAAATCCTGATTAGACGTGATCTGGTTCGGGTAGGTTGTGAGGGCGGCTTGCGCATTCAGGATGTCGACATTTCCGTTGGCCTTCACATTGGCCGTACGAACAGCGTCGCCGTCCTTGCCGTCCGGTGGAGTGCCGAGGGCTACTTTCTGAAGATTTGCCATGGGGCTCAGGGAGTGAAGGTTTGATCGAACGTCGCAGTGATCGTGTAGGCGCTGCCGTCCTTGGTCGGCTGCGAATACTTCTCACACGTGAAAAGCCCGGGCGTGGTCCACAGCAGCGGCGTCCAGTTGAATGACGTTGCGCCGGCATGCAATTTCAGGAATGCGAGGATCGCGGTGATCGTTGCAGCGTCGTCGGTGAATTGGAGGTTGAAGCTCGACGACTCTCCGTTAATGCCGTCCGCGATACGTTGCGCATAGCCGTCGCCAAATTGTGCTTTGCGTACACGCTCCGTCGTACTGCCCGACGTACCGGCGACCGTTGGAACCCACGTGAATGTGTCGGCCATTACGCGATCCCGTTTTGCGTTTTCCAGAGCACGCCGCCCTGCTTACGCTCGTTTTGCAGTACGGCCTGCACGGCCTGCTTGATCTTCATGCCGAGATCGCCAGCATTGCGTTGATCATCGGCCGAGCCACCGCCCTGGACGGAAACCGGTACGGTCACGTTGATGTCGCCGCTGCTCGACGAAGTAATCGCGTGATTCGGCGTGATCGTTCCGGACGCGCCGGGATTGAACAACTCCGGCCCCTTCTCGCCAACGAGATACGTTGTGCCAGCGTCAACCGGGCCGCCGCTCGCGCGCGCCGGAATCGTTCCCCAGCCACCCGAACTGCTCACCAGGTTATCGAGAGCGTCGCCGCCCTGCGCATTGGCCGCGAACGTCGCGCCGGTGTTGCCGAAATAACTGCCGGCCGCGCTGATCGCCATATTGAAGAGACCGGAGATCGCTGCGCGCGCCTGCATGCGGATAATGTCCGCGATAACGCTATCGGCCAGGCTCTTGAAATTGAACTTGCCGGTGGTCGCTAGCGAGACGAAAGCGTCTTCCATGCTCTTCGCGACGTTGGTAACGGCCGATTCGGTCTGCGCAGCCATGTTCTGCGCCGAGTCCATATAGTTGGCGATCGCCGCCGACGCGCCGTTGGTCCAATCAGCCTGCTTCGCCTTCAGCGAAGCATAGTAGGCGTCGTAATCCTGCAGCGACTGGTCGAGCCCCGCCTTGATGTCTGCTGAGGCTTTCACATAATCCGCACCTCCAATCAGGTCTTTCGGCGTGGCCTTATCGAGCTGCTCCTGCAGCCGCTGATACTCGGCATAGACAGATTTCACGGCCTGCGCGTTTTTCTGCGCTTCCGAGCCCATGCCGAAAGCGCCAAGCTGGCGCCCATACTGATCGTTTTGGCCCTTCTGGTAGCTCGCCATCGACGCGTCGATCTGCGCCGATCGCTCCTGCAGTTTCTGAACGTCCTCGCGATGCTGAATCTCTTTCTCGAGCTCGACGTTCTTCTGCAATTGGGCACGAATCGCGTCCTGGTCCGCAATAAGGCTCGCTTGCTGCGGCGTGAGCGTCTTGTTCTTCCAGTCACTCACCTGCTGGTTGAACTTGGCGAGCTCGCTTTCTGCGGTCGTCAGCTTTCCGGTGGTGGAAAGCTGCGCGTCGAGTGCGGCCTGCTGGTCGCGGAGCTGTTGCAGCATCCGCGCGCCGGCATCGTCCCGAACTGCCTTCGGCTTCGGCGTTTTCGGATCCTTGTATTTCGCGTCGATATTCGCTTCGTCGGCGAGCTGCTGCTCGGGGCTCAATCCGAGCGGCCCCGCGATCGTATCGAGATATTTCTGGATCTCTTTGGCGCGCTTCTCCGCCGGCGTAGCGAACTGCGAATTGAACGTGTCGTACGCGTGCTTGGCGTCGATGGTCTGCTGGTTCTGACGCTCGGTGCGCGCCTTATCCTGCGCTGCCTTGACCGCCGCATCGCGCGTCGAAATCGCCTTCTGCAACTCCGCCTCGTCCTCGGGCGACCATTGACCGATCGGCAGCCGCGCCGATTTGTTGTCCTGCAGCCGCGCGACTACCTGCCCAGGCGTCGCCGCAGCGCCGAACGATCCAACGGCCTCAATCGCACCATTGATCATCGCTTTGATGTCGCGCCATCCAGCGAGAATGATCCCCTCGTTGGCGGCAATCTCCTTCGTGCGATCATCCATCGCCTGGGAGAACGCTTCAACGGCCACCTTCGCCGCGCCGGTCGCGTCGCCCTGCCTTTCCAGCGCTGCGATCTGATCGTATGTCGCGGCCGTCAGGTAGTGATACTGGTCGTTCAGCTTGACCGAAGCCTGGACGGGCTCTTCGGCAAGTTTCGTGAACTGGTCGACCATCTGCTTGACCGACATGCTCGTATAGGTCGCCGCATCGGCCGCCGTCTTCCCGAGGTTCTCGATTTCTTCGCCGGTCAACCGTCCCGTCGCGGCCAGTTCCGTGACCGCCTCGACGGCCGTGTTGAACGTCGCGCCCCCCGCCGTCGCTGCGGTCGCCATGTTGCGCAATTGATCAGCGGTGACGCCCGCGTAACCACCGGTCAGCGCGAGCGCCTCGTTCATTTTCTCGTTCTGGCTCGCCACCATATACATCGCGGCCCCGACGCCCGCAATCGTGATCGACAGCGGATTCAGCAGCAAATCGAGCGCGCCCGCGAGCGAGAGAAACCGGGTAAACGAACTCGCGAGACGAGTGAAATTGCCGCTCGCTGCTTCGCGGCCCAGCACACCGATCTCTGCGGTAACTCCAGCCGTGGCACCGGCCGCGCCGTGGGCCGCCGTCGTCTCGACGGCATATGCGGCCGCCATCTCTTCGCCGAGCGCAATCTGCTGCTTGCGCAACTCGATCTCTTTCGCGATGGCAGCGACCTGCGCCGTCTCAGCCTCGGTGAAACCGGCCATTTGCGCGTCGTACTCAACCATCTGCGCCTGTGTCGCGGTGAGCGCGGTCAGCTGGCGGCCGAGCGCCTCGGCGACCTTTTCGGCTTCCGTTCCGATCACCGTGGATGCCGCCTTGAATTCCGCGGTCACCGCTGCTTGCGCCGTCGCCGCGGCTCGCGCCGAGGTCGCGATTCCGGTATTGGCGCGCTCGGCAGCCGTCGCCGCAGCAGCCATCGCATCCACGCTCGACGCATAGCGGTCTGCCGCATCGGTCGTGCTGCTTATCGCAGCGGTTGCCTCCAGCGAGGCTGCAACCATAGCTGAGATGCGCGCCGTCGCCTCTGCTTCGCTTTCCCCGGCCTCGGCAGCGTTCACCATGAGCTGCGCTTCGGCGAGTTGCTTGAGTGCAGCTTCTTTCTCGCGGATCTGCGCGATGATCGGCGCCGCATCGGCTGCTTGCCCGCGCTGCTGGGCCTGGTACGCCAGCAAATCGGCGCCCGACATGCCGACCGTATCAGCGCGCGTTTGAAGCGATGCAAGGAAAGCCTGATTCGAGGCCAAGCGGGCCTGCTCCGCGTTGAATTCTCGTTGCGCCTCCGCCGCTCTCCTGGTGGCGGCATCGACCGCATTCATCTTATCGATGTACGGCGCGATCGAATCGGAGACGCCTAGAACCGCGGCCTTTTGCTCGATAAGCTGGCGATTGTTCAAGCCGTACGATTCTGACATCCGGGCGACTTGCTGAACAAGCGAGTTGATCGCGCGCGAGCTCGCTTCACTGCCATTCTCGGCTGCTTCGGCGATAGCTGCCTGCGCCGCCTGCGTGCGCTGCGCAGCCGCTTCCTGCGAGGCAATAAACGCGTCCATGCTGCGCTTCGCGCGCTCGACGCCGGATTCAACGCCGGTAGCATCGAGCGAAACGCGAATCAGTGTTTCCTTGTCAGCCACGGGTCAACTCCGAAATTTTTTGCTGAAGCACTGCATCCACCGCGTCGGCAGCGGCAGTCTTCTTCGTGTCGAATGACGGGCGCAAGAACGGCTGCGCTGCCATTTTTGAGGTGCCAGCTTCGACGAAACGGCCGTAAAACGCGTCCCTGCTCCACGTCACGATGTACGACGCAATACGCCCTTCGACAGACTGGTCCTTGTCGTAGGCAATCAGCAGATGCTCGCGAAGAAATCCCGGGTAGATCTTCGTACCCTTGCGCTCATACGAGCGGATACCGACAGGAACACGCACCTTCATCTCTTCGAAGAAAACGCGCGCGCCGGCGACCGCGGCCTGCCGCAAAACCGGCTCGCTCGCGATGTTGTCGAGTCCCCGGAGAGCATCGGTCAACGCTTCCGGGTTTTCTATCGTGAAGGGCTTGGCCATCAATTCGCCTTGCTCGGGAACATCATCGAAAGCAGAAGATTCGATTGCGCATCAGGATCGTCGAGCAACACCGGCTTCGCCTCTTCCGTCACCTGCTGGACATGCTCATTCCATGTCATGAAATCGAGCGGCCCGAACGACTCCTTCCTGACCTTCACATCGCGATTGATATTCGCGAGCATCGACGCAATCGTGCCGGCACGGAGATCGTCGTAATGAGAGCCCCGCCGGTCGAGCTGATACGAGGCCATGTACTCGACGAACTCCGCGCTGGTGATTTGCTGCTGCAATTCCCTTACTGGGCGGCCGAAGTCGATGCTGAGCTGGAGCCAGAATCGCCGCTCGGGGCGGCTGCGGAGTTTTTTACTGCGTCCTCCACCGCCGTCGGCTGCATGCCGTTGAGACGAATGGCGACCGCGGCAATCCGATCGATCGCCGCGGTGCCCTGCGCGCGCAGGTTCGCGATGTCCGACTCGTCGAGCACAAGCGCGCCGGATTCGTCGACAACGGTCGCGAGCAGCAGACCGGCTTGCGACTCGCTGATCGGAACCTTGCCAGCCTGGCGTTGCGCGTAGAACGCGTCGCGCGCGAGACCCGACATTTCCGACACGTGAACGGAGACGCCGTCGCCCCATTCGGGAACGTCGACCGACTCGGTTTTCAGGTGGACGGCGCCGAGGATGGCGGCTTTGGTTTCTTTGCTGAGAATGGGCACGTGAATTCCTGTTTGCTGGGATGAATGTCGAACGCGGCCGCAGTTACGCGTAGGCCACGTCGCCGGTGATGCGGATCGACACGCCGGTCGTCTTCAGGATCTGATCGACGCCGCCGTCGAGCGGGCTGTTTTTAACGTAGCCGCTGAAAGTTGCGGTCCGGGTATTGGGCAGCGTCAACTTAAACTGCTTCAGCGTGCCGGCGCGCTTCGCTGCGTCGCATGCGACCTGGCCCGGATCGGTGAAATCCTTGTCGACGTCGAAGGTGAAGTGGCCGAAGTCCTGCAGGCCGAGCATGAATTCCTTAGCCGTGCTCGACAGGTTCGTCTTGTCGATTTCATTTGCCGTACCGTCGAAGCCCTTGAAGTTGTTCAGGTTGCCGATCGGCGTCCATGCAACCGGCGTCGCGGTACCACCTGCGGTCCACGCGGCGCCGCCGGTGGTGTCAATGTCGACGGCATACGTGCCCGCCGTGACATTCTTGATGACGGCGGTTTGGCCGTTCAACGTCGTGTTGCCCGCCAGGGCGCCAAACGTCACGATGTCGCCGTTCGAAAAACCATGCGCCGCCGAGGCGACGATAGTCGGGAAGCCCAGGGCAAGGCCGGTGATGTTCTTCACCACGCCGGCGCCGCCGGACACGGAAAGAGTCGATCCCTGAGCGGAAATCGCAGTGCTAGAAGGCATTTTTCAGACCTCACAAATGAAAAAACCCGCTCAGGGCGGGTCGGTGGTTAAAGCTGATGCCGGCCGAGACCGGCCGCGATTCGTTACGGATAGAACCAGATAGAGAAATCTTCGCGCGAGCCGTACAACTTCGTGTCGGGCTCGTACGCGCTCACTGGCGCGCCAAGCGTCGTGGCCCTGATGGGCGCGGCGGAAAGCGCGGCGATCGCGCTTTGCATAATCGCCGTCGCTGCGGCACGCGTGTCAGCCCAGACGTTGACCTGCATGCGGGCGTTCTGCAGATCGACGGAATTACTCAAATAGTTCGGCGACTGGCCGCCGACAGCCTGGTAAGTGATGTAGGGGCGGCCGACGCCCGTGGGCCCTACGTCCGGATAAATGCGAAAGCTTCCATCCGCGTTGCTCACCAGCGACTTTAACGCCGCAACTACGATCGCCTCGGCGGAGTTAGCCATTGTTCAAGCCCTCCTCTGCCATCAACGTGATCATGCGATTTCGCTCGTCCTCGTTGATCGAGTCGTGAATGTCGAAAATCCGCGTCCCGAAGACGATGCGCATCGCGGCGACGTCTTTCGGGTTCGCGAGTTGCGGCACATAGCGCACAGTTACCGAATGCGTCACTGACGACTGAACGGCCTGCGCGGCGAGGCGTTCGCGGCCGGTCGTCGGTGAGACCTTTCCACGGCAGGTCAAAACATCAACCCACGCATTGATCGGCTCGCCCAACTCATCCTGCTCGGCCGACTTGGCCTGAAACGTCAGGAGGTGACGAAGTTCGCCAGCGCGCATTACCAGCTCCTTATCCGATAACGGCCAGTTTTCCCGGTGGCCAACATCCGAAGTGACAGCATTAGCGCGATCGTGATCCCTCGCCCAAAGCGACGGGCCGTGAGGAATGCGGATATGGTGCACCTGACGCGGTTAGCGATCATCATGCGTATCCCATGATCCGGTAAGGGTCGAGCAGCGTGTCGACGTAGGGCAATTCCTGCACCGTCACGCGCGTCGCCACAGACACCTCTTCCCGGTTCTCATATAACGCGCCGACGCGAAGCAGGATCCACGACTTGATGCCGGCTGGCACGTCGACCGCGTCCCCATAGCCCGCGGTGAAGCTGATCTGCACCGCATTCGTCGTATTCTGCGTATCGGGCCAGTAGGTGCCGGTCGCCGGCGTCAAAACGCCAGGCTCGCTAATCGGATCGACAACGTAGGCTGACGGGTCAAGCGTCCGCGTCACGCCGCTCGTATCGATGTACTTCACGGCATCGACTGATTGCAGGCGCGGAAACGGGATGTCGATCTTGCTGCCGCGGAAGCGCACGGCGTAATTGCGCATCGTCATCCACGCAGACGGCAGCTGGTCGACCGGCACATAGCCCGGAATTACGCCGTAGTAGGTGTAGAACGGGAACGCGTCGAGGAACAGGTCCCACTTCTGAGTCACGAAGACGCGACGACACACGTTTTCGGCGTGAACCCGCGCGGCACTGATCAGCATTGCGATTAGCGCGTCTTCGCCGGAGTCGGTCACGCGCAGATGCAGCTTTGCCTCATCCACCGTGACCGGCTCTTCCGCCGGCGCCTGCGTCAGTCTGATGCCCATGCTTTAGCTTGCCGCAGCCTGCGAAGCGCCAGCCGGGTCGGGCTGCTTTTCTTCGGTAATCGCGGCGGCCACCTCGGCGGCCGTCGCGGGATCTTCAATCGCGACAACATCAGCGCCCTTGCTGGACGCGTACGCGACGGCATCCTCGTGATTGTCGACAACGCCCGCGGCTGTCAGCGCCTTGATGACGTTTTCCGGACCCTCGACAAGCTGGCCGCACTTGATGCCCAAGCCAACGTGATCGGCGAGCACACGCGCTCGCGCCGTTTGAACTTTTGCCATGATGGACTTCCTGAGAGAGGTGATGCAGCGAGCCGAAGCCCGCCGTAGGATGACCGAAAGACTCGGTTTCTGTTAGGTGGCCGAGTTCGCGTACGTCTTGATGGCACCGCCTGCGTCGATCAGATTGCCGCCCGTGCGCAGGAAGCCGACGAAGCCGATCTGACCATTCAGCGTGAACGCCGAATCGGTCATGCGGAACAGTGTCAGGTCCATCACGTCGCGGATGACGTACTTCGAAAATTGACCGAACGCGATCGACTCTGCATTCGCCGCCATCACCGGCATGTCCTGATTGATGTAGATCGGGCGGCCCATCAGGCGATCCGGCGCGCCGCCATTGATCATGGCGTCGGCCTCGTATCCCGGCACGAAGATCGGGCGGTTCTGGCTATCCTTGATCTTGCGGATAGCCTTCACCGACGAGTCGTGCATCATGTAGCCCACGCCCGGCTGGCTTCGGTACGCGGGATCGATGGAGTGCTCGAGGTCGACCAGATCGTCATAGACAACGGTGAGCGTCTGGCCGGTGGCGCCGACCTTGCCAGTGTTGGCGGCCGTAATGAGGCCGCGCGGCTGGCCGGTGCCGGTGCCGGTGGTGAAATGCGTGTTCTGGATGCGGCCCAGACGCATCGCCAACAAACTCTGGATGTACGCCTCGATGTCGATGAACGAGTCCTGCACCAGTTCAAACGGCAGCGCGATCTTCTTCGAGCTGTACTTGTAGACGTCCATCGAAATATTGCCGAAGGCAGTATCGAGCCCCGTAACCGGCGCGTTCTGGCCAACGATTTCACCGACTTCCGCCGTCGGATCGGTGGTCGGAAAGTTCATCGACGCGCCCGTCGCCGTACGAATCGCGTGCGCTACGGCGCGCATACCACCGTAAGCCTTCATTGCGATTTCCAGCGAGCGCTGGTATTCGGTCGCAACCGTGAAGCCGCCTTCCGTGGTGGTGGTCGTCGACATCGCGTTGCGGATGTCGGGGGTCTGCCGAGCGAGCATGCGCGCACGGTCTTCGTCGGCCATGTTCGAAATACCGCCGGCCATGAAGGCGCGGAGCGCGCGCGTTTCATCACCGTGGGCGCCGGGCGTGCGCGTCGCGGCAGTCATTGCTGCGGCATGCTGAGCAGCCGGGTCTTCTGCGGCGAGCTGCGCGCGGCGGCTCTCGCGAGCGATTTCGCTGTCGATCGCCTCGATCTCGGCCAGAATCGAATCCATGCGCTCGGCCTCGGCGGCCGGCATGCGCTGGTCGGCGGGAAACTTGTTGTTGATCTCGTTGGCTTCTTTCGCCTTCGAATTGCGCAGTTCACGCAGTTGTTGCAGCTTCATGTGAATCTCCTGACAGGGATGACCGCTCGCGCAGGTCGTTAGGACGAAAAAAAACCGCCATCAGGCGGCTGTTCTCAGGTGCGCGAGGCGCGTCACTGATGGTTGATGCGATTCAGCATGCGCATGCGCTGCTGCTGGCGTTCGCGGTGTTCTGCGGTAATGGCTTCGACATGCTCCGGCTTAGCGCTAGCCTGCGGCTTGGGAGCATTGGCGTAGGCGCTCAAGTCCCACGATGCCTGCGCGCGTGGCGCATTCTCGGCAACGCGATCGGCGAGGCCGATTTCGACCGCCTCTTCTGCAGTGAACCACGTCTCTGCGCTCATGAGCGCCTTCATATCGTCCACGCTCTTGCCGCTGCGCTTCGCGTACTGACCAGCGATCACGCCGTCAGTCTTGTCGAGCAGCGCCGACGTGGCTGCGAGGTCGGCAGAATTGCCAATGGCAACAGTCCAGGCGCAATGGATCATGTACATGGCGCCGTCCGACATTTCGACCTCATCGGCCGCCGATGCGATCACGGTCGCCGCGCTCGCCGCGACGCCGTCAATGTGCGCAACCACCTTCGCGCCGGTATCGCGGATCGCCGCGACGATCGCCTGCGCCGCGAACACATCGCCGCCAGGCGAATTGATGCGCAGATGGACCGTCCCGCCCTTGATGCCGCGAATTTGCGGCACCAAAGTTTGGGCGGAGACGCCGCCCCACCATTCCGCTGTGTCGTCGTCGGCGACGATGGCATCGTAGATATAGATGGTCGTGTCTTCGCCCTGCACATCAAACGCGCGAGGCTGCGCCGGCCGGCGGTTTTTCGCCAATAGCTGGATCAGCTTGCTCATGTTGCTCCTTGGTCTGGTTGTCCCGCCGGCGCGGGCGCGGTTTCCGGCTCTGCAGCTGGTTCGGTTACATTGGCGGTCTGCGCAATACCGCTGTTCACGACGTCTCCACCCTCGACGGGCGGCAGCAGCTTCAGGTGCCGCACCTCGTTCTGGGTCATCCAGCCGGGCTCGCCGGCGCGACCGAGCGCGATACGGAGCGCATCGTTCTCGCTCTTCAGATCGCCTCGCTCCATACCGGATACGTCGAATTCACAGAAGATGCGCTGGCGCGCCGGCCACACCTTGCGGTTGAATTCCTGATTGATCTTCACCAGATCTCGCAGCAGCGTGAACTTGACAAAGCCACGGCTCATGTTCTCGACGCCGCTGCCCCACGATGTCGTCTTCTCCGTCGAGCCAACCATAAACGGCGGCACTCCCAAGATGCGGCAGATTTCTTCGAGATCCCACTTGCACGTCTCGAGGATCTGCGCATCGACCGGCGACATAGTCAGTTCTTGCACCTTCAGACCGCCAGTAAGGATCGCCGGCAGGTGCGAGTTCGCGACGCCGCTATGGCGCTCGCCCCATGTGGCACGCAGAAGCCGCGCCTGCTCTTCCGTCATGTTGCCGTCGGTCGTCAGCGCAAAGTCGGGGCGCGCGCCGTTCGAAAAGAACCGTGCGCTGTATTCCGCCGCTGCGATCGATGTGCCGACGGCCTGTCGCGCAGCGTACGTAATCGGGCTCGGACTGCGGATTCCGTCATACCCGAGGCTCGGCACGTGGATGATGTCCGCCGGATGCAGCACATACTCGGCGCCAACCAGCGGCTGCACGCGATACCAGAGATCGCCCCGGCTGTCGCGGAACGGAAAGACGCGCAGCGGATGGTGCGCCTTAAACGCCGAGATCGAGCTGCTACGAAACGACGGCCGCACGATCTCGGCAAAGCAATCGCCATAGAACAGCCGCGCCGCAACCATGTACTCCCAAAAGACGGCCGCTGATACGTCCGGCTCTGGCTGTTCATTGAACAGCCACCAATACGGGTGCTCGACGCGTGCGCGGCCGGTCGGCGTGCGCTCGTAGATCTGCATCGGCAGCGTCGAGATCGCGCCGGCAATCAGCGCGACGCACGCATAGACCGCAGAGACCTTCATTGCGGTCGTCTCATTGACGACCGGCCCGGCGTTGCTGATTGCGCCGCCGCCAATGATGTTCGCCAGCTCCTGAACAGTCAGGCTCTGCCGCGTCTCGTTGAGGTTGCTGACCCGACCGGTAGCCTCAGGCCCATGCTGAGCGCGCCAGGCATTCAGCACGGACGAGCCCGGAATTCGGGCCTTCGCCTGCGCCGCCTTGAATGCTTCGCTCATAGGATAACGATTCCCGGTGTAGGTGCTGACTGCGGATTAAGACTCATCAGGGTTATGGCGTTGAAACTGGCCATAAGCGGATCGATTTTGGCGGTCCCGCTGACCTGCTTGGTGATATTCACGGCATTTCCAACGGGAACCACGCGGGCATTGCCGGCGCACCACGCCATCATTCGCTGGCCGCCATGCACAAGCACTCCTTCGGCGAGCTTGCGCTCTGTCGTTTTGATGGCACCGGACATCTTCCAGCCCTGCGAAATACCGATGACGATCTCTTCCGGCACGCCGGCCTCGACCAGCGCATCCAGGATGGCGCCGATACCGGCCGGGTCTGCCCCAACCTTGTCGAGCAGCCCCGAAGCGAATATAAGCGAGACGATGTCAGCGACGTCGCGCACGTCGTCGCCGATCTGCTCGACGACGGTCAGATCGCCCTCTTTCTCGAAGTCGCGCAGCGTCGGCGCAACCTCTTTCCGGCGTTCGAAAACTGAGGGATGCGCCCACGCATGCGTCCAGAGCAGCCAGCGACGCGTCACCTTCTCGCGCCCAACCACCCCAAGGCCAAGCAAGTCGTCGAGGCCGCCGCCGTCGATGCCGACGTCGATCACATCGCACCGCTCGATCAGCTGCTCGAGTGTCAGTTTCGGAACCAGCGCCGCCGACTCCCAAAATTCCGCTCCAGCCCATCGATCAGAGCGCAACGCGAGACCGATTTCGACGTTTGCATGCTTCGCGAGGAAGCCGCGAAATGATTCCTCGCCCTCGGTTTGCGCCTTCTTGAACTCGCGCTCGAGGAACTCCTGATCAACCGAGTAGCCGAGATTCGGATTGACCATCCCGAGGTTTTCGACCTTCAGGTGCTGCTTGCTCGCCACCATTTCCGGCGGGTGCTCGAAGATCACCGGCACAAAGCGCTTGTCTTCGATCTTGCCGTCGCGCACATCGCGCGCGTACTGCAATTTCTGGCGAAAAACACCGGCCGGCGGATCATCGGACTGCGTGGTCAGATAGATCACGAAGCCTTCCGGACGCGATGCCAAGCCGCCGATCGCCTCGCGCAGCATGTTCTCCGCGTTCGCCTGCTTGCCGAATAGCCACAATTCATCGACCAGCGTCCCGACGCTTTTCTTTCCGCCGACGGTGTTCGAATCGGCCGCTACGACCTTCAGCGTCGCCCCGCTGTTTCGGTGCGTGATCGTCTTGATGTGCGTCTGCACCTGAAGCAGCTCGTCGAGCTCTTCGTCGTGCTTCACCATGTCCCGGCTGGGGCTGAAGCTGTTGCCTGCAACCTCGATGGTCGGCGCCAGAATCGCGAACTCCGCGGACTGCCGCCAGTTCAGAATGACCGCGGTCATCATGATCCCGGCCGCGATCGTCGATTTCGAATTCTTTTTCGGCAGGCAGATGAACCACTCGGTGATCAGCCGCCGGCCGCTATCCGGGTCATACGCGCCGAAGATCGACGCCACCAGATCGAACACCCATTGCGCGCACGACTCGCCGAACGTCGGGCTGCCCGGCGCATCGACAATTTTCAGCTGCTTGAAGATCGCCAACGCATGCTCGGCCTGGTCGGGGAAAATGGGCGGCGGAATGATGGACTCGCCGCGCTTGAGCCGGTCGGCCCAATCGAGGCAGCTTGTCTTCCATTCCATCGGTCACTTCCGGTTGTTCACCACCAGCTTTGGGGGCACCGTTGCTGCGAACTTGCCGGCACCGGCCTTCTTTGCTGCATCGGCCTTCGCGTCCTTCTTGCCGGCCTCGGCCATCTTGGCGTGCATGAACGGCATGAGCGTCTTCGCCGCATCGACCCGCAGCTTCGGCTCGGTATTCTGGTCGTTCATTGCAGCAAGCAGGAATGCCTTCGGATCCGAAAACGTCAGGATCGTGTTCAAGTCGAAGCCCGCCGCGACTGCGGCCTTTGTTATCGCCGCATCGGTTTCGGCTTGCGCCGGTTTCGGCTTCGCGCCGCCCTTCTTCCGCCGCTCCACCAAGTAGGCGACGACGTCCTTATCTTTAACAAGTCGCGACCCGGCCGCCGATGCGGTTGCAGCGCTGTAGCCTGCTGCGATAGCCGCGTCCCTATTGGACTTTCCAGCTAAAACAGCATCGGCAAAGAGCCGTTTCTTGCTGTTAAAAGCCATTAACAAAAGCTCCAAAAAGGGAAAAATTCTGCGCGTGAGAGAACGGTTGGTTTCCCGTCATGCGAAACGGTAGAGTTTCGATGCCCCCACCCTGCCAGCACCTCTACGGCACGCCGAACAGGCCTGTGACGGCCTCGCGCGTGGCGCCTGACGCTCTTCGAACCTGTCGCGAAGCAGGCTGCTACAAAGCACCTACTGCCGATCGACCCTTCGCCTCGCTCGCTGTCTTCGTGGCGTGGCAGTCGACGCACAGCAGGTTGAGGTTGCTGTCGTCGTTGCTGCCGCCCTGCTCAAGCGGCACGTGGTGATCGACCTGATCGCGCCACGGCAACCACACGCAACCACAACCCCGACACTTGAACTGTTGGTCAACTGCAACGCGCTGACGCGTCTGCACCCATTTGCGACCACGCACGCGTGGCGTCGTGCCGGCCTTGGCTTCGAGCGTTGCGACTCGATTGGTGTTCGCCGCCTGGATGCGCGGCTTGAGCGTCGATAGCTTGCGGCTCATCGGACGACCACACGCATCGCGCGCTTGATCTTCGCCTCGAGCTTCGCCCGATCCGGCGCATTGCCACTGAGAATGCAGCAGATCGCGAGCACGCGCAGGTATGGGTTCAGCCACCACGCGAACGACACACTCAACTTGATCTGCGTCTGCGCCATGCTGGACTCCAATGAATCACTGCCGCTGTAGAATCGTTGCGCCGGAAGGGCCGGCATACAAAAAGGAGAATTGAATGGGAACGTTCTACGGGTCAACCGCAACCGCAGTCGTCCGCGAGGCCGTGAGTGCAGCACTTAACAACGGCAGCATCAAATTGCTCGGAACTGGTAACCCAGATAACGCGGAACTGAACGGCAAATCAGACGCTGCATACCTCGCCACGCTGCTCAACGAGCTGCACGAGCAACTGAAGGCAAAAGGAAACGAGTAAAACAAAAAGCCCGCGCGGCGTGAACCGTGCGGGCTTTTCTTTGGGCGAGCGAACTCACCACAGGCGAATAATCACACGTTTCCTCTGTGGTCGTCAATGATTGCAATCATTCTTCGCTCGGTGGAGTGATTGGGCCATACCAGCGGGTTCCAACGAAACCCGGAGAATCCACAATAGTGCGGCCGCCCTCGCCAGCGAACGCTATGGCGAACGCAACTCCCGCGCCGAGATGCACGACGGTCACCTCGCCGACCAGCTTCTCGCCCGTATTGCGCTCCACCCAATAAAACCCTGACTGCGCAGGCAGTTCGATCGTCCACTTCATGCCGGCTCCAATCATGCGTGCTGATGCTCCTTCAACCAATCGCGCAACGCGTCATTCATGCGCGTTTGCCAGCCGTCGCCCGTTGCCTTGAATGCTTCGACAACGTCGGCATCGTATCGCACAGACAATAGAACCTTCGGCGATTCGAGACGTGGCCGGCCGCGCGTGCCGAGGCGCTTCATCTTCTTGAAATCTTCGTCAGACACCTCGTAGGTATCCGGATCAGCGGCGATGCCGCGATTGATTGCCGCGTCTTCGTCGGGCGTCGGCAATTCGAGCACGCGACCCGACCGCGTCTTAATCGTATTGCGCATAGTTGCGTACCTCTCGGTCATTTGCCTTGCGAAGGCTGATCACATGCATCGCTTCGCCGCGCTGTGTGAAAACCACGCAAAAGAGACGTGCGCCGATCGGTGCAAAACCGACTTCACGCACTTCCCTGTAATCGCGACGGTCATCGACGTAGAACAGCACTTCCGACCAGTCGATCATTGCTGCCATTTCGAGCGACACGCCGTGCTTTGCGATGTTCGCTTTGTTCTTTGCGGGGTCGTAAGTGAGGTCCATGCAAATAATTGTAGCTACATATAATGAACGATGCAATCATTATTTGCAGCTACATTTAATCATACGCCACGAATGAGAGATTTGGCCAGCAGGCCTGGACGCATCACGCGCTTTGCTTCCGCATAGTCTGCGTCTTGGGTCGAGGGATTGCGGGGGTTGCGAAACACCGCCGCGCCGGCGACGAAGTTGCGCACGGCGGTCATGACCGCGACTCGATGGTCGAGCGACAATTTTTGAATGAGCGGATCGACAGCTTCGCCGGTCGCCGTGCGCAACTGGCGATCAACAGTGTCAGACAGATCGTCGTAGTCCATCCACTGATTACTGATCTTGAAGTCGCGGCAGCTCGCCGACGCGCGGCCATGCCCAAGCGCGGGTTCGTATGCCTGGCTCCACTCGTACCACTCCGTCAGAACCGCGTCGATCTCGTCTGCCGCAATGGCGCTTGTCGTCATGGTGATTTGCCTCTTTGCGTGTTGTTCGCCGCGACCGCCGCGGTTTGCTCCAATTGCACAGCTCGTCGTCACATGACCACCATGAAGTGAATGCCGTGATACCAGAACCAATCCACCAGCGCGTGCCGCAACTCGACTGCGCGCGGGAATGAGTACTCGACCTGCAGTGACTTGATGTCCGCCGGATGCGGCACATACTCGGCGCTGCCTTGGAACAGTTGGCCGCTGATCGGGCAGCCGTCAAATGCGACAATCTGCGCTTCGGTTATTTCGTCGACATGCTGCCGGCTCGTGTCGATCAACTGCTGGGGCACGTCGGCCCATTGGATATATGCGTGTGCGCTCATTCCGACACCTCGACGGGAGCAGCAGCATGGTCGACCGTGATAGTCACAAGCCCTTCATTGATGACGCTGTAGCTACCCATTCTGGAAGATAGGCGGCATTGGATATTGACGCCGGGCGAACCCGGATCAATGCCGCACATCGACGCGACATACTCGCCGATGATGCGTTCGAGCTCGGTGCCGTCGAGCACCGCACGATGCGTCGTCGTATTCGTCCTGCTGCTGTTGACGTTGATTGCGCTCACAATGTCCTCCCTCACGACAGGCTTTTGAGTAGCGCCTGCAGCTGGCGCAGCTTTTCGAGGTTCGCATTGCTTTCGGCGCTGCCTTGCTCGATCGTCAGCGCCGCCGTCTCGATGTCGGAGGCAAGCATCACGATGCTGGTCGCGAGCTGGCGCGCACGCTCGGACAGACTGGATAGGATGTCGATCGGCGATTTCGCCGACTCGACCGCCAGCGAGCCGGATTCAACCGCTTTTGCTGTCGCCACTTGAATAATCTCCCTTTCCCTGATTTCAACGCGCTGATACAAGCCCGTTTGACGCTCACGAATCAGACCGGCATCCTTCAGCCGCGCAATGCAACCGTCGAGCACCGCGACGTCGGGCGAGCTCTTCGTGACGCGCCGCATATTCGAAGCGATCTCGTTGCGCGACCACGCTTCCTGAATGGGCACCATTTCGAGCACCTTCTTGGCGATCGCCGATTGGGCGTTCAATGCGGACTGATATTTGGCTGGCGTCATGCGATTTCCCTCACATCCCATTCCAGATCACCACTGGCGAGAAACGCCGCCAGCGTGGTTCCATTAAATTCGACAGGCGCTTTGGCGCGGAAGACTCCATCGCCAACCCAACCCAGATCGCCCGGCAGAAACCCGCCGCGATAGTGTTCCGGTATCCATGCGTCCGCATAGACAAAGCGCGGGCCGCGATGCTCGTACATCACGCGCTCGAGCCGGTAGACCATCGTCTCAATCCGCCGGGTCTTGCCGTAGGTGGCAAACTGCACCCGCCCTACGCGACGGCCATGCCTCAACCAGCCAACGCCATCGGGAATCTCGACCCACAATCTCAAGCTGCCTCCTGAATTTCCAATCCCATTTTCCGAGCGCGCCGCGGCTCCCAGCGCGCGAGAGCATCGTCAAAAGCGGCGCACTTGTCCTCGAATGGCGCACCGCTGCGATCGAGCCATTCGTGGCACTTCGCGCAACCGGGCACCGTGAACCAGTGCTTCGCCTTCAAACCACCACCCTTTCCGTGCTTCGACTGGTTCGAGTGGCAATCGACGACCGTCGGATCTGCCCAATCGCTCCACGGGCATTCCACGTTCAAGTAGCACGGCTCGCCGCGGCACGCCGCGAGGTACTTCGCGCCTTCGGCAACCGTCACGCGCTTCCGGCGCGTTTTGAGCGCAGCCTTGCGCAGTACCGTCTGAGTGTGAAATGTCGTCTTGACTGCCGTCGACGGCTCCGGCCGTTTGAAGCCAGTGCGCGCAAGCGGCGTCTTTCGCTGCATTGGTGCTGATCGCTTCATGCCGATTCCCGCAGGCAACGCATTTCAACCGGCGCACCGCTCGAGGCGAGAACCGAACGCCGACCTTCGCGCCAGAAGTGAAATGCGAGCTCGCGCAACGATGGCGCAACCGCTGCGGCGTTGAATTCGCGTTCAAACCACGCGTCGAACTCTTCCCGCTCGGTCACGTCGCCGCCCTCCCTGCCATCACCATCGCGTGCATGACGGTGAACAGCGTGTCCCGGATCGTCAATTGGGTCGCGAGCCGTTCCTTGCGGGCCAGATAGCGCGGATTGAGCCGATAGTCCGCGCTGCGCGGAAACGACTTGCCAGTCAATTCATAGAGCGCGCGATATTTCGATTCGCTGCCCTTCACATGGCCGCTTTCCTTCAATACGCGCAGCTTCTTCTTAACGCTCTCGTATGTGAAGCCGGTCGCAGCGCAGATCTCCGCATTTGTCGAATTGGGATTGAGCGACAGGAATTCACAGATCTCGCGCTGCTGCTTGCTCATGTTCGTGTATGCCATTGGCTAGATCTCCTTCACCGTGATGCCGTGCTTGTCGAGCATCTGCTTACGCTTCTGGATGTACGTGCGGTTCTTCCGCGTCGCGACCGATTTCACGTCCTCGACGACCTGCTTTCCGAGCGTCACGTCGAAATAGACGAAATCGGCGACATACTTCGATGCGCGCTCCCACGTACCGTCGTCGCGCTGGCGCCGCTCAGTCAGCACGAACGCAACCTGCAGGCGAAGGTCGCAGATCGATCCGGCCGCCTGCAGCTGGATCAGGTGAAACCAGCGCGACCGCTCTTTCTGGCTGTCGAATTTGATGCCTTGATGCTCGCACTTCGTGTTTCGATACTTCGGCGGCTTGGCCGGCTTGGTCAGCCGCCGGAGCGGTGCGCCGAGCGGCGCCGCGTCGCCGATCTCGGCCATGGCGCGCGCGGAGCCAGCGATGCTGCTTCCGATCGCCGACATGCCAACGCCGTCGGCCACCTCGTCGAACGTACTGTTCGGCGCACCGCCGTTGCGACGCATCAGCTCGCGCTCGGCGAAGCCGCGACCGACAGTCGTGTCCTCGCGCACGCGCGCAGTGCCGACGTTCTTCGTGCCTGTGGGGACCACCATTGGCCAGGGTGCTCGCTTCGTCATGGGCTCACACCTTCCGGAACGCGAGCCAGAACAGGAAACCGAGCACCGCGAAGCCGACCATCACCACCACGAGTGCGCCGGCGCCTGCCACACTCAACCAAACCATCCATTCGGGGATATGAATCGTCATGAATTACCTTCAAGTTTTGCGAGTGCAGCGCGCACTCGCGCCGTGATTGCGGGCACCGGTTCGTCATCGGTGAACGCGATGCCCATTTCTCGGGCCATCGCTTTGATGCTGCTCGCCGAGGCGTCCCAATTACCCGCGGCGCGCGTCCCATCCGGGTTGCGCTTGAGCGTCATGCGACCTTTGACGTCGCCGAACCCCTTCGGGCTGATCAGGTAATCGAAGCCGGCGTGCGGCGGCAAGTCGACCTTGTCGCGGACCGCCGGGAAGTAGCGCGCCCACGCGTCCGCGTCGCCCTTCAGGTGTGCCGTGAACGCTCGGATCGCACCGGCCCGCGCCTCGACGAAAGCCGCCTCGTCCACTGCGCCGATACGCTCCCCGAGTGCCTTGTTGAAGGCTCGGATCACGGCAAGTTCGGCGTCGGTGTAGGCGGATTGGATCTCGTCCATCCAGCCGCCCGCGTTCAGCCAAGTGGCCGCGTGCGGAATGAATTGCGGGGTCGACCACTGCTCCGAAGTCTTGGCACGCTCCAAACCTGCCATCAGGTCGTTGAAGAGCTGCTCGTCCGGGTTGCGTTTGGCGAAGGCCTTTTCCGCCGTGGTCTTGGATTTCTTCTTCGGGTAGGCCGCCCAAAAAATCTCGAAGCGTTCGCGAAGCGAGCGCGAAAGGGTTTCTTTTGGAGTTGTCTTTTGGTTAGTGTCTTTTGGGGTTGTCTTTTGTGGTTGTTGATTCGACAACCCCTTAGTTGTTGAATCAACAACCGGAGTGGTTGTATTTTCGACAACCGGGGGTTGTTGAATCGACAACCGTAGATGCTCAGCGACAGCCCATTGACGGTAGTGCTTGTTTAGGCTCAGCGTGTGCGCATACTCGCCGTCGGCACGGTGGAGGATGCGGAGGTCAACCAGTTGGGCAACTGTGCGGCTCAGGTTCGCTTTGTCGATGTTGGTCATTTTGCGGATCTGCGACAGGCCGATGTCGTCGCTGCGCTTGTTGAAGCCGTAAGTCTTCCGGACGACTGCCATCACCACGGCTAGCTGCTGGCCCGTCAACCGGGCGAACAGCAATGCGTCAAGCAGTTCGTTTGCAATGCGCGTGAAACCGTCCTGCGTCTGCGGGCCGACCTGCTCAGGCAAATGAATGACCTCGGCCAGTGCCATATCAGTTCGTTGCGGGCAGACCGATGGTTTCGTTCAGCACACCGGTCGCTGCGCATTTCTGCTCGCCGCGCACCTGCAGCGCTTCGTCGTCGAGCAGCTCGCGCACGCGGCCGCAGACGCTCGACAAACGCAGATTCGTGCGGTCGGCGATTTCCTGCCGCGTGAGCGTCAGGTGCTCGCTGTAGAACAAATTGGCGATCATCTGCTTCTGCGTGCAGCGCTTCGTGCCGGTCACTGAGTCGTAGCCGGCCAGTTGGGTATGTGTCGCCCGCATTCGGTTACTCCGCCATGCCGCGCAGTCGCGCAGCCAGGTTGAACAGGACTTGCGCGTGCGCGAAGATGCGCGCCTCGACGCGTGCTACCTCTTTGTGCTCGACACGGCCGTCTTCAAGCGTCTTCGTGATCTCGCGGCCAACGTCGCCGTGCGTTTCCCACGCTTTGCCCATCATTTCGACGATTGCCGAGTCGCAGCAGTCTGAAACCTGCGGCAGCTTCACCAGGGCATGGCCAAGCTCGTTCGCAATGGCTTCCGCGATTCGCACGTCGCCGGTGATCTGCGACATCCGCACGGCCTCAGCCACCGTGAGGTGATGCGTAGTGTTGTTGGGATTCACCTTGTTGCGCAAAACCGCCGCCGACATTCCCATGCGGGGCGCGAGAGACTCGCAACCGCCTGGATAGTCGTGTGCCACTGCATGCGCCGCGTCGAGAATGTTCAATTGCTGCTCCACACAAACGTGTTTTCTTGCCCTTAGCACAACTAAAGTGCAATTCAACAACAAGAAAACGGGGAAGGATAAAAATGACGACGCTACGGAAATCTTTTGCTGCTGCTGCGTTCGATTCCAACGTGCTGCCTATCGGGGCGGGTATCCGGGCTCTCGCCTGTAGAATTTGGAGTTCTCACACAACCAATGTCTACGGATACCCTCATGGAAGAAAAACTCGAACAACTCACACGCCTAGTGGATGCGATGGCAAAACAGCAAACCTATCTAATCGCAAACAACTCGGCATTGACCGCAGTGGTTCGCGCACTCGCCGAAGCCAACGCACAAGACCCTGTATTCCAAACCGCACTGAAGATTGGCGCGGAATCCCGGAAAGTGGCGCAGTTAAACAGCGCGCAGTCGGACGAGGGCATCGACGCGTTCAACGCAGCGCTGAACGCGTTACTGCCTCGAGGGCTGCGCGAGATCTAACCTCGCGAGCAATGGCGGCAGCATTAGCCGCACAGGCCGCCGTGAGGGTCTCGATGCGTACGCTCACGGCGGCTTCTCGCGCAGCGGATTCGAGCGCCGGACGGATCAGCCACAGCACCAGTCGCGCATACAGTCGTTTCATATCAAGCAGCCTCTCTAACTCTGATCTGGGGTAAGCGCGATGACGTCAGACCGCCTCGGGGAAAGCGACACCGGCCTTAGCGCTGAGAATGTCGGGGCGACGCAAACGGACGCTGGCGGGAATTCCGCGCACGGTCCAGTTGTGAACGCGCTGCGTGCCCCCCCTCTTGAAACCGAGAAGCTTCGCGACGCGAGCGGGGCCGCCGAGGCTCTTAATCAGCGCCCGATCGGATTCGAGGGTGAAGGTGTTGGTGTCCATGAGGCGCCATTAAACACCACGTTTAGTTTTGCTGCAAGAGGTTTAAACGCGCCGTTGAACAACAAAACGTTTACTTCGGCGACCATTGCGCGCATGCACGCGACAATGGAACGGTTATACGAAGCTGCCCGCCTCCTTCATCAGATCGAGGGGCCGGCTCAACTCGCCAAATTTTTGAATATCTCGGAGCAACTGGTAAATAACTGGCAGCGCCGTGGCATTTCGAAGGGTGGAATGCTGGACGCACAAAAGGCATTCGGGTGCAGCGCAACTTGGCTGGAAACTGGCATCCCGCCAATGATGGCATCAGTCGGAGGCGCCAACCACGGCAATCCAGGCTCCGATTCGACGAAGAGTGATAGAAAGAAACCTGTAATCAAAATGCAGCCTGACGCTGGCCGGGATACACTGCCTGCCGGGGAAGTATCAGTGAACCGGCTGCGTCGTGCGTTGGCCGACAAAAATGTCTCACCAACCGAGCTCGCGAGCGTTGCGGGCGTTGGTGTGGAAACCGCTGCCTTATGGCTGGGTGGTATTGGCCCCGAAATCTCGATGATTCAAGCTGTCGGGATACAGAATACCTATGGCGTGAATTCGGTGTGGTTGCTCAAGGGCAAGGGAGAGCCCGGAGTGGCCGTACGGTACGCGGACGCGTTCGACCCGATCACGGATCTTAAATGGCGAGGCGTGCCAGTGGTGGGGTTTGCTCAATTGGGCGATAACGGACATTTTGTGGACATCGATTACCCCGTAGGTTATGGCGACGGCTATGTCGCCGCACCAACGGAGGACAAAGACGCCTACGCCCTTCGCTGCGTTGGCGATTCGATGCGGCCCCGGATTAAAGACCGCGAATTTGTCGTTGTTGAGCCGAACCATGTGATCGAGCCGGGGGACGAAGTGCTGGTGAAGTCCAAAGACGGCCGTGTCATGGTCAAGGAATTTCTATACGAGCGCGCCGGGCGGGTGCACCTCATATCCGTCAACGAGACACACGCTCCCATCGCCATCGACAAAGACAACATCGAGAAAATGCACTACGTTGGCTGGATTGCCAAGCCCACAGCTTGGCGGCCAGGTTGAAACTTCGCCCTGTAGCGCCAACGAGAGAGCGCCGCACATGTCTGGAAAAATAAATGGACGTCGATCCAATCGTTAGCGGGCGCACCAGCTCATCCAATTCGGAAACTGTATTTCTGAACCTTGACAACGTCAAAGTCACCAACGCACGGTTCGTCGTGCCAGGGCAGACTTTCGCCATGAGCGGCATCACATCAATCGGCCATCGCGAGAAGGGTTCGTCGCGCACGGGCGGTATCGCGCTCGCGTTGCTCGCCGCCGTCGTGGCGTTGGCGTGGCCTGCGCTGCGCCCTCTCGCCGCACTGATGTTCGTCGCGGGCATAATTTGGACCGTGCGCGCCCGCGGTCGATACGATGTGATCTTGCATACGGCTGCGGGCGAAGTCCCTGCGTTCTCGTCGTCGGACAGCGCGATTGTCCAGCAGGTTGTGGCCGCGCTGAACGAAGCAATAATATTTCGCGGATGATATGGCGCGCGCCACCAACTGAAGAAACCCGCCTTGGCGGGTTTTTTTTCGCCAAGGCGAAACGTGCGACGATCAAGCACATACAACCAACTAAACAAAATGTTTGACTGAAATATAAACATAGTGTTTAATTCGGCTCACGCACTCACCGACCTACCGGGAGAACTTGAGATGAGCACCGTGCACACAACCGCCCCGCGCTTCACCGAAGCAACGCGGCCGGCGAACGAGATCACGTACTTCGAAAACGGCGGCATGACCGACGCCGAATTGGCGCAGTACGCCCGCCGTACGACGAAGCGTCCGCTGGTCTGCTTCGCTGTCATCGCCGCCTCGCCGTTTGTCGCCGAAGGTCTTTGCCGTCTCCTCGGCACCTGGTAATGCGCGCCTATCTCAAAGCCCTCGCAGTCGGTGTCGCCGCGCTAGCGATATACAGCGCTGTTGCCGAAGCAATTGAAGCCCGAGAGTCCCGTATCGAACGCTGCAGCGTGGTTCGCTGCACCTGATCCCGTAAAGGCTCACCGATGAATACGTTTCCCGTGATTTTAGTACTCCTGTTCATGGCAATGACGGTTGGCATGTTCGCGGGATTCATTCTCGGCAGCCTTTGCACCACAGCGAAGCTCGCAGATGCCGCCGATCCGGCGCTCGAACACGAGAGCGATGCGTGCTATCCGCGCATCGGCGACTAACCAAGCGCCACTGGAGCCCTGAGATGGTTTGTCGCGATACCACGGTTCTCCTGATCGTCGGCGCTATCGTCTTGGCCGCCGTTGCAGGGGTGCTGCTCGGCCTTCTTCATCTGCGTAGTAGCAAGGACTGATATGCCCGCGCCGATCCGCATTACTGACGACATGGTGGCTCGCGAGTTTCGCCTGCAGCGCTGCCGTGGCTCTGCCGTCGACGCGATCACCAACCCGATCGTGCGACGCTGCCTGGAGTTGGGGGCGAGTGTCCGCGCAGCGCGCGAAACCACGATCGATTCGAACAACCACCGCGACGCGAAGCTGCGCGCGGCCAACGATCTCGACTGATATGTCACGTTGCCACGTCCGCTGCCGCCACTGCGCGACACGCCGCTGCCTGAGGCGTAACCCGCGCCATTACGCTCGACTCCCCGCCTGCGCAGTATGCGGCAAGCGTAACTACCGCGTCGATCGCTGGATGAACCGGCGCGACACCGGAAAAACGCGGTGCGACTGCTCCGGCTACTGGTTCCCGCACCGTCGCGGCTCGCTTTTCTGCTGGAACCGCGCCGACGGAACCGGCCGTTATCCCGGCGATGCGGATTTCGCCGATCGCAACTACGACGGGCTCGCGGCCTGAACGCACGATGCCGACCATTTCTCAACTCGCCGGCATGTTGCCCCGCGACCCGAAGTTTCGCGAGTGGCTTTCGTCCGCAACGCAGGTCGACCAGCTGACCGTCGACGAAGCCGCGGAGGTTATTCGCCACGTCTGCCAGATCGATAGCCGCCGCCGGCTCGCCACGGATAAGGCGGCGGCCACCCGCTTTCACACCCTTTTGCGCCCCCCGTTCGCCGAGTGGCGCGCCAAGCAGCACTGACCCGCAACCACACGGAGAAACGTACATGTCTTTGTTCACATCCCTGCAACCGCTGGCCAAGCTGGCGACGCTCACCTTGCTGATCACCGCCGAGGGTGATCAGCTTCGAGTCAACGTCACGCCGCGCGCCAGCGACGACGACAAGGGCGAAAAGACGCTCTACCCGCTGTCGATCCTCGCCACGGCCGAAGAACTCGACCGCGACTTCGCCGAGGCGGTGTCCATTTACGAACCCAGCACGCTCTCCGTACTCGATCAGGCACGTGCAGCAAGCGCGGCGAACGGCGCCGGATCGGCTCCCAAGGCACTCCCGGCGCCGTCGACGAAGGGCAAGCCGGGCCGCAAGCGCGCATCCGAAGTGCCCGCGCCGAGCGATTCGAGCGAAAACCCGGGCGGCGGCGAAGCGCCGGAGGCTGATCCGCGCCAGACACAAATTCCCGGCATTGAACCCGGCGCCGAGCAGGCCACCCCCGAGACGCCTGCAGCAGCCGTCGAGCAGGATTCCAGCAACGACCAACAGGCCGCCGATGATGGCGTCGACCTGCTGTAACGGGAGCCGCGAATGAAAACCGAAACACTCGCTCGCGAATTCCTTTACAACGGCGCGAAGCTGGCCGATCCGTCGCCGACGTTCTCGCTCGCGCAGGTGCGCGACTTCTACGGCAACACCTATCCCGAGATCGTCAATGCCGAGATCGAAGGGCCGGTCGTCGCCGGCAATAAGAACGTCTTCACGTTCCGGCGCGCCGTCGGCACCAAGGGCACTACCGACGAACTGATCACCGTTCGAAAGAAAATCGGCCGCGTCCTGCAAAACTGCAAGCACGTCGCGCCGGCGATCTGCGCCTATCTCGTCGAAGTCGAACGCATCGCCGGCGCGCACGTGTGCCCGCTGCTCGACGAAGAGGTGCAGTTCATCGACGCGCTCTACGCGCGCTACGTGAAGCAAGCCGTCGCCGCGGAGATCGCATCGTGACTCTCGAACAGCTGCGCGCCGAGCTCGAGCGCGGACCAATGACGCCGGCGGGCGAGCACCGCGTCGACGTCCAGCACACGAACAACCCGCTCGTCCACCGCTTGCACGGTCTCGCGTTGCGCCGCGCTGCTGGCGTGCGCCTGAAGCTTCCCGTCGCCAACATGCCGGTGCTGCCATGAGTTTCGCGCCCCTCGCCCTCCCGTCGCTCGCCAACGTTCCGGGCGCGTACACGATCAGCTCCGGCGAGTCGTTCGCGTACCCGCTCGCGATGTCGCTGCTTGAATCGGGCGTCATCGCCGCCGAGGACGTCGCGCGGCGTCCGCGATCAGAAATGGCAGTCGCCACGGCCGCCCTGACGCGTCATTGGAACCGGATCACGGAAGGCATGCATATGTTCGACTGGAACCTGCGCCTCGAACAGGAACCTGCCGGATACCCTTTTGAGCCGGCGAAACGCACGGATCAGCTGTGGGCCATGATCCAGACAACCCGAGGCCCTGTTTCCTGCAAACAAGTGTGCATCGGCGGCGCAATCACTGAACTCGAAAGAGTGCGCGAAGGCCTCGGCCAAACGCTGCTTGCCGCGCTTTATGACGCCTTCCACATGCTGCCGACCGTGTGCTCGCCCGAATACACGTTCTGGCTGGCTCAGCACACGTACTGGTACGGCGAAAGCGATGAGAAGTACGCTGTCGAAGAGGCCATGGCGATGCACGACTGCAAGTCTCGCGAAGAGCTTGTCGACACGTTCGATTTCTTCACGCACGAAAAGTTTTTCGCCGAGATGCCTAAATGGGCAGCGCGTCCGGAGCGCGTGCTTTCCCGCCACCAGGTCAGGCGCGCTGCCGCCCGCGACGATTTCGCGCGTGAGGTTGTGGGCGCGATGGACTCAATCTGGAACATTGTCCAGTTCTACGGCCCCTTCGCAGAAGTGGGTACGGGCGGCGCCGGCCTTGATGCGATCGACCTTGCTCTCGTCGTGCGCTGGCAGGAAGAAGACGTTTGCGGACGCGTTATTGACGACTTTCTTCAGTACGTCGCCGACAGCGAGGAGCTCCTGCTCGCTTCGTCCGTAACGTCCTTAAAGGTCGACGGGGGTGACATCGCAACGTGGCTCAAACAGATGGAAGCGACGGCGATGCTGGCCAAGGCAGTCGAGTATCTGCTGAACATGCTCGGGCGCGACGAGTTTCAGACGAAAACACTGGTGCGGGTGTTCGCATGAAAAGCGTCGTGATCGCTCAGGAAAACGACGTGGAGCTGCAGCTCGACAGCGCGCTGCTGTTCTACCGATCGCAAGGCACAAACCACATTTACGCGACGCAGCATGCCGCGCGCGTCGTCGACGGCCGGCCGACGCTGCTGGCCGGCGTGCCGATCACGCTCGACCAGCTGGCCGACATCGCTGACCTCGCCGCGCAGAAAACGAGCTATCGCGGATTCGTGCACGACCGCGTCGTCTATCTCGCGCCGAACATGATCGCCTGGTGGGTGCCAGCCGGCACGCGCCATGTCTGGTTCAAAACGACTGACAAGATAGGCGAGCGCGCCGGTGACGCGAAACATCCGCCGCTGCTGTTCATCGTCAACCGGAACGACTGGTCTGTATTTGCCCTGCGCGAAAACGAGCGGCCCGGCGCAGCGACGCGACTCTACACCGCGCCCTATTACAACGTTTGGGAGGACGGCAGCATCTGTGTGGGCAACGTACCGACGCCCGAGCGTATCGGCATGGAAAGCATCGCGCCGTTCGAAGACGCATTTTTCCGCAGCCGCTTCACCCATCCGAACAACAAACGACTTATCCACAGGCGCGGCGGCGCTCAGCACCTGTGGCTCGACCTTCTCGACGGCGCCGACTTCCCACTAGACCGCCTGATCGACGCGAAGCAAACGCTCGCCGAAGCGATCAGCACCAACGCAAATGAGGATTGAATCCATGGAAAAGCTACTCGCCCTGTTTCAGGATGCCACGCAAGCCGGCCTCCGCGACATCGCCGCGGCGCTCGAAAGTTTCTCGCGTGGCGTTGCCGATGAACTCGCTAATGCAAAGCCGCGAGCGATCGCAGCGGCCAGCGACGATGCGGAACTGCCGCTCGACGTCGCGCTGTTCGATAGTGCGCCGACGGTTGCCGTGCCGAAGCACGCGCAATTCGCGCCGCTGCTCGAGGTCGGCCACCGCTTTCTGATGACGGCCGAAGGCGTGTTCGTGGAAGTGCGCCGGCCGTGGCTCCATGTGATTCAGCAACTGGCGAAGCACGGCGACACCGGCCCGCGGCCGCCGTACGGCCTGATCATGCCGAAGATCGAACTCGCATTCGGGCGGCTCGGCGTCGCGATCCCGTTCGTGCAGGCATTCGCCGAAGAAGCGCGAAGCGCGCTGCCGAACGAGCACGCCGCGTGGATCGTGTGGGACCAGGACAAAAAAGAACTGGCCTACAAGGCGCTGCATGTCTCGTCTGCCACGCCCGGCGCGATTACGTTCGAGCGACCGGAGCTGCAGCCACACGAATCGCTCGCGATCGACCTGCACAGTCACGGCGTCGGGCCGGCATTCTTCAGTCCGCAGGACGATGCTGACGACGCCGGCGAAGTGAAGATCTCGGCGGTGCTCGGCGGCCTCGGCGATGACGGAACACCGAGCGTCGCGTTCCGCCTCTGTGTGCTCGGAATGATTATTCCGCTGAAGGTACCGGCGTCCGCCGTATTCAAGGTTCCGGAGCCGGCATGACGCACATCACGCCCGCGCATTTCCTCGACCGGCGCGTGAATATCGCGCTGATCGGCTGCGGCGGCAACGGCTCGCAGATGCTGACCGGCCTCGCGCGGCTCAACCATGCGCTGACCGCACTCGGCCATCCCGGCTTGCACGTTACCGCGTTCGACGGCGACACGGTCAGCGAGGCGAACATCGGCCGCCAGATGTTCAGCCCGGCCGACGTCGGCATGCACAAGAGCGTCGTACTGGTTCACAGGCTGAATGCGTTCTTTGGTCTGGACTGGCACGCCCGGCCGATCCATGCCGGACCGTCAGAACTGATCAACGTGGGGCCCGGCATCGCAATCGTATGTGTCGACAGCGCGGCTGCGCGCAAGAAGCTGGCGCCAAGCCTCACCGGCGCGTCGACGTATGTGATGGATCTAGGCAATCGCGCGAGCGACGGACAAGTGATCTTCGGTCGTTCGTCGCCGCGCAATAGCGAAGGCTCGCCGCTGCGCTGGCCATACGACGTGCTGCCCGAGCTGATCGATACGAGCGTTCCGGAAGATGACACGCCGAGCTGCGGCCTCGCTGAGGCGCTCGAGCGTCAAGAGCTTTTCATAAACCAGGCGATCGTGACGCCGGCGCTCGGGATCCTCTGGGAGTTTTTCCGGCACGGCAAGCTCAGCTGGTGCGGCGCGTTCGTCAACCTGAAAACCGGGCACGTCCGCCCATTGCCTGTGGATAACTCGAAATGAATACACCGCGATTTTTCTGGATTGGGGAAGAGTCCGAAATCTTCGCTGCCGCATCGATCCGCCAGCTTGCGCGCGACAATGGCCGCGCAGGCACTGGAATCGACCGCTGGGACGATCACCCTGACCGTGGCGTGCTGTTATTCGACGAAGAAGGCGAATTGATTGAGTGGGCTGAACTCGATGCAGTCGCCACGCGCATGACGCTGCGCAACCGCGGCAACGACGACCGCCCGCTAGAAACTTTGCGCGGCAACCTGCACGACCTCTACGCGTGGACGGACGGCGGCCGCTTCAATTTACCCGTGATGTTCTGTACGCAATACAACTAACGATGCCGCTCGATCTCATTGGCGGTCATCACGTCGGCCCGCTATTCGTACCGGTGAAGCGCCGCGCGCCGGTCATCCACGGTGGCACGCTCGGCGGGAAGCGCCGCCGGCGCCGCGAGTGGCGAGCCACACCGCCGTGGGCCGACATGGAGCAGATCCGGGCGCTATATCGCGAGGCCGCGCGCTTGACGCGCGAGACGGGCGAGTTGCACGTCGTCGACCACATCGTGCCACTGGCCGGCAAGCTTGTTTGCGGCCTGCACGTCCACTGGAATATGCGCGTCCTGCACTGGCGCGAAAACGCGGTCAAGTCGTGGCACACGTGGCCCGACATGCCGTTCGAACAAATGGAGCTTCTTTGATGGACTCACGCGAAATGTTTCTGGTGATGGGTTACGGCGAAACGCCCATGCCCGAAATTGAGTTGGTTTCCACCCTCGACGAGGCGTTCAACGCTGTGGCGCGCATGGTCTACGGCGATCCCTCGCCGAGCGAGTTGCTGGAGGCGCGCGCCGACTTCTGCGATTTTGAAGATAGATTGAGCGACGGGTTTGAGTGGTACGTCGACTTCGAAATCGGCGGTATCCACGCGTGGAAAGTCTGCGGGCCTGACGACTTGGTGAGCGCGCTCGCCGCTGGGGGCGAATCAGTTCTTCAATGCCGTGAAGATGACCGCGCACGGTTTGAGGCAGCCATGTCCGTTGATAGCGGCCTCGGCGGGGTAACGCTTTTCCGGAATAGCGACGGCAAATACGTCCAGCGCGAAATGCAGGCGGCTTGGGTCGGCTGGCAAGCCGCTCTCGCCACCAGTGCAGACCAGAGCGCGGGGGAAGGGTGGAAGCTGGTTCCGGTCGAGCGCTCGTACGAGATGCGCGCAAAGGCTCTCATCGCCTTCAACACCACCGAGCAATCTGGCAAAGATCGGGACGACGCTCTCGATGCTGCGCACCGCGCTACGCTTGGCGCCGCTCCCCAAGTTCCCGCGCCAGTAGCGCCGACAGACGAGCAGAATGCTGGTCGGGTGGTGCTGACCAATGACGAACTGAACGCCTTGACAAAAGAGCGTTTTGGCAACATGCATCAGACGTATGCTGAAGGCTTTCGACGTCTCATGCGAACCGCTATCGAGATAAATGCGCAGAAAGCCAGCGCCTCATCGACGCCCGCCACGGTGACGCTGACGGATGGACAGTTGCTGGAGCTACGCCTTATCGCGCGCACTTACAACGAAGTTGGTTTTCCCAAGCATGCACGCGAATTCCTGGCCCGCGGCGCATCCGCGCAAGCCACGGCATTGCCAGTCTCGGACGAGACGGTGATGTTGGCCGCCGCGATTGACGCCGCCATGTCTCAACAGAAAGCGGGAGAGCGCTAGTGCGCGCCTGCTTCGCGCCATTGGGCGATGCAGTGCCTGCCCCATGCCTCGCCATGATCGAGTGCTTCGCCGATCGTCAGGAAACGATCGCCGTGCAATGGAACCATGTCGTCAGAATGTTCGTTCAGAAACGTTCCCTGAACAGGCTTCCTGTCCGTCCTTGCGACCGTGACACGAACGCTATAGCCGATAACTTCGGCCGGAGCGCTTGGATTGTATTTCGGTACCGCATTGATAGAAATGTGATACGGCGCGTCAGTGGCATCTCGATGCATGTTGGTCTCCGGGGTGGTTGCGTGACTCACCATATCACGACCCGAAAAAATGAATGAACCTGAGGTCGCAGTGAAGCAGATTGCAACGCGAACGAACCTGAGCATCAAAGCAGCAGCACAACGAATGATTGAAACCACGCGCAAACATTGGGGTGTGAATTGAGCATCGTCACTAACGCAGAGCTGGTCGAACTGACTGGCGGACTGACGCAAGGCGCAGCGCAAACACGCTGGATCAAAAAGGCGCTAGGCATCGACGCGCCGCGGAAGGTCGACGGCCACCCCTTACTCACATGGGAGCAGGTCAACCGCGAGCCGAGCGCCGCGACCCGCCGCACCGCACCGAAGTGGAAAAACGCAGCATGAGAAAGCCCGTGCGCGATGGCCTCTTGCCGCGAATGGAGGCTCGCCCGACCAAAGCCGGTTTCACTTACCGCTATCACCCCGTCGGGGCAAAGCCTATCAACTTGGGCAACGATCGCGTCGAGGCGATCCGCAAGGTATTGGATTTAACCGGCACCGGAGACGATCTCGGCACGATTGCGCGCTTGTGGGAGCAATTTCAGGATACGCCTGGCTGGAAGCGCTATTCGCAATATACGCGCGCCGACTATACGCAGTGTTCGCTTAAGCTGCTTGAGATCTTTGGCGACATGCGGGCTTCTGACATCGACGCGACCGACGTCGCGCGCTACCTGCGGAAGGAGCGTGCCAATGCGCCTGTGCGCGCTAATCGAGAGGCGGCGCTGCTTTCCAACCTGATCGGTCTCGCGATCGAGCGTGGCGAGGCGAAGCACAACCCCTGCCGCGAGGTGAAGCGCAATGAAGAGCAGCCGCGCACCGAGGCGCCGGAGCCGGCCGACTTCGCCGCATTCGCGCAATGGTTGCGCGATCAAGGCAAGCAGCGCGCGATGATCGGCATGGCCGCTGAATATGCCGCGGGCGCCGGCAACCGGAAGGTGGAGTTTCTTGATTTGGCGTGGCCGCAGATCGATCGGGCCGCTGGCCACATCCGAATCAAACGCGCGAAGCAGCGGGGCAAGAAGCGCGGCGAGGTAATCGAACAGATCGAGATCACGCCGCACATCACCGCCCTGCTCGACCGGCTCGAAGCCGTGCGCGAAAACGACTGCCTGTACGTATTCCCGAACCGCTCGGGCAACGCATACACGCAGGCCGGGTTCAAAGCGATGTGGCAGAAGCTGATGGTCCAGGCGCTCAAGGAAAAGGTGATCGTGCATCGCTTTACCTTCCACGACCTGCGCGCGTACTACGTGACGCAGCACAAAGCCACCCGCGGCGCGCTGCCGGATCTGCATGCAAATCCGGCGACCACCGCACGCGTTTACGACCGATCGAGGATCGTGAAGCGCCGAGCGCTATGACTGGATGGATGCACAGGACTATGTGCTTTGGCGTATGGCCGACGGGCGCCGCTCGATTCCCAAAATGGGAATTTTCGCGGGAATCACAAACAAAAACGGCACTGTGTTTTTGCACAGTGCCGTCTTATAAACGCTTGAACCGCTTGGGAATTCTTTGGGGTGGCTGATGGGGCTCGAACCCACGACAACAGGAATCACAATCCTGGACTCTACCAACTGAGCTACAGCCACCACTGACATCTGCTTGACTTGCCTAAAAACTCTGGCTCGTCGATGAAGAAACGAGATTATACGAACAAGATTCTCGTTTGCCTAGTCCTTTATTCAAAAATTTCGACTGGCTCACGCAGATGCTGTCTTGCTTCGTCGAAGATGCTCAGATCGCGCGCGGCCAGACGCTTGCTATCCGACAACACGCGGCGCCATCCACGCGCACCCGCTTCGCCACGATAGAGACCGAGCGCATGACGCGTGATCGCGCCGAGGTACGTGCCGCGCGCCATTTCGGCCGCGCAATAATCGATCAGCTTCGCTTCGACCTGCTCGCGCGTGAGCGGCGTTTCCGTCGAGCCGTAGAAGCGTGCGTCGACATCGGCTAGCAAATACGGATTGTGATAAGCCTCGCGCCCGAGCATGACGCCGTCGACGTGCTGAAGATGCGTCTCAACTTCATCGAGCGTTTTGATGCCGCCGTTAATAATGATCTCCAACTGCGGGAAATCACGTTTCAACTGATAAGCGTAGTCGTATTTGAGCGGCGGAATCTCGCGGTTTTCCTTCGGACTCAATCCCTTCAGAATCGCATTGCGCGCATGCACGACGAACACATTGCAACCCGCCTCGGCGATCGTGCCGACGAAGTCGCGCACGAAGCTGTATTCCTCTACCGCGTCCACGCCGATCCGATGCTTGACCGTGACCGGCACCGAGACCGCGTCGCGCATGGCCTTGACGCAATCGGCGACGAGTTGCGGCTCGTTCATCAGACACGCACCGAATGCGCCGCGTTGCACGCGCTCCGAAGGACAACCGCAGTTCAGATTGATTTCGTCGTAACCCCACTGCTCGCCCAGTTTGGCCGAGCGCGCGAGGTCGGCCGGTTCGCTGCCGCCGAGTTGCAGCGCGACCGGTGCTTCTTCCGGCGTAAACGCGAGATGGCGCGGCACGTCGCCGTGCAGCAGCGCGCCGGTGGTGACCATTTCGGTGTAAAGCCAGGTATGGCGCGAAATTACGCGATGCAGGGACCGGCAGTGACGATCGGTCCAGTCCATCATCGGGGCAACGGATACTCGGCGCGGACTGGGAGTTTGAGGTGAAGACATGGGGTGGCCAACGGCTTGATTCAAAGCACGGATTTTACAGCAACGCTTGAAATCGCCAGTTTGGGCGACCGTGGTCGTCCGAATAACCCGCGCGCGCAAGCGGTCTTTCCTCCTTAAAACCGGCCACCCATCGGGGTCGGAACGTCGCTCGCCCTTCTCCCACCTACGTTCGGCCGATTATTTCAGTATCGAGAACAGTAATTTCAAATTATCAGTACAAATTCTCGATAGTAGGGGTATACACTGCCTTCCATCGACGTTGCAGACACACCTCACCGGCCCCTGCGACGCCATCCTGAACTGAAGTCAAAACGTTTAACGGAGTCACACCATGAACACCAAGCTTATCGCCGCTGTGCTGGTTGCTGTTTCTGCCTCGATCGCCGCTCCCGCTTTCGCTAGTGGCTACGGCCCGGCACCGTCGTATCGTCCGTCGGTTGGCGCACCGGCTTCGCAACAAGGCCAGAACGCTCAAACCGTCGCTGCGGAACGCGCTCAATCGGAATCGAACGCTTACGGCGGCGTGAATAGCGTGTCGACGCAATCGGGTACGCGTGAAGCGACTTCGGGCCCGCAATCGGTTTTCTTCGGCCACTAAGCAGTCGAGCGTTGTTGAATCTGCTGCCGCCACGGGCAGCAGATAAAACTGGGCGTCGCGCATGATCTATTCATGCCGGCGCCCAGTTTGCGTTTACAGCGGTTAGCGATGATTTAACGCAGGTTCGACACCGTGTTGTCCAGCTCGCCCCATAGCCGTACGAGCTGCCGACGCTAGGCGGCGAAGCCCGCGTCGATCGTCTCGCGTCCGGCGCGGAAGGCCGCCTCCGCCGCCGCATGTTCGGTTGGCCAGAGACTGTCGATCCGCACGAGCCGCCAATCGATCACCACGGCGCCGCCTCGCAGCACCCGGAAATGCGCCTTGACGCCGGTCAGCACCTGCTCGACCGCGACCTCGATGTCGTAGTCCTGATAGCGCTCCTGATAGTCCCCCATGTCGAGACCTTTTGGCTCCATGGACGCCTCCGTGGTGACTCGTGGTGTGAGTTGCCGCATCCGGTCGCCGACCCACCGGCCGCACTGACCCAGCGAGCGCGGGCCCGCGCGCCGCGTGGCCGTCGCTGCCAGACCGCCAGACCCTGACAATCAGTCGCAATCGCCCGACAGATACTGCCGGCCGTTACAGGTGATCTCGACCTCGCCGCTACCTGCTTCGGTCACCAGACCGCTCGCCAGCAATTCAGCCGCGACGGCCTGCGCGAAGGCCGGTGCGGGCTGGCCGACGCCGACATCGTTCAGGCGTCGCAACGCTTCGATTGCTTCGGGACTCAATGACTTGGACAT